TTCGTCTAACACAACACCTGCTAAACTTCGGCCTCTTAGCGTGGTTGCATTTTCTGTTCCCTTTAACTCAATAAGTGAACCGTTTATAAGTTCGATTTTTAGATCCGTTTCGTTTTTGCTCTTTACCCAAGACTGAGGTACTAATTTCTTTAATTCCTTCCACGCAATGTCCTTTGCCATGCGATATGTAGGTGCACAATAAAAATATGTTTCGCCTGGGCGTTTTATCGCAGCGTTTACAAGTTCAATACAAGATAAATAAGATTTTCCAAATCTTCTGCCAGCTACCAACACCCTAAATCGGTTTTTTGCGTTGAACACCTCCCCCTGGGCCCAACGCAATGTTAAGTTTTCTCGTGTTTTTACACTCATGTAGCACAAAATAACCCCAATTTTAGTTTATTTTGTAGTTTTTATCGACTAATTTGCTATTTTAAGGTTATTATTCAATTAATAACATAAGTTTCAGTCCGTGACAGAAGCAATCCTACAAAATTTTGACGATAGATCCGTTCCAAAGAAAAGAAACCCTGGTAGATCGCCAGATATGGTTATAGAGCAGAGAAGGCAAAGGTTATACAGGAGACAGTTGGAGGGTTTACCAGCAAGACATCTTGTTTTAGAACATTCTTCTAGAGAAGGGGTTTGTGTGAAAACTGCCTGGAACGATTGGAAAGAGGTTACAAAGTGGAATGAGGAGGATTGGCAAAAGGATAGAGAGAATATGATTGCTAGGCTTCAGGCTATGAGAGTTAGACTTTTTGATAAGGCTTGCAAAAAAGGTCAGTTCCAAACTGCTGCCCAAATATTAGATTCGTTGGGTAAAGTAGTAGGGGAGAGTGTGGAGACTGTGAACATAAATGCTCCAGAACTATCTATACGAGTAGAAAATCAAAAAGATAGTTGACACTAATGTAGTATTGTACTATAATAAATAATGTAGAGGCAGATAATTTGTAGATTTATCAGTAGGTTCAGGGTGCTGTGGTACATGCGTACTAAATCCGCAACCCTCCCCCAGGTAACAAAACAAAAATAATTTGGGATCGGTTCGGGGTGGTTCGGGGATAAGGTACAAAACAACCTTTATTTTTTTTTTCTCTAAATTTTTTCTTACATCAAAATAGTATTTGTTTGTGGCAACCGCTCGCAACCTGGCAACCGTGCCAATTAAAAATTAAATTCAGTTATTTACAACAACAAGAGAAAGAAAAGAAAAAAACCAAAATAATAATTATTTAATTTATAAAAATAATTTTGCATAAAAAAAAATCTTAGTTGATTAGACTAAGATAAAAAATAATTTTTTTTTTAATTTGTTTTTAATATCCTAAGAAATTAATTAATCCTAAGATAGTTAAATCATCATCATTTGTAGAATCAATATAATCATCTACATTTGTTTGATGTTCATTTAATAGTTGCTCAGCTTCAGGATAATCTAAACAACCATCATATGAGTAATTTAATAAACCTGTAAGATAGTAATGTTCCATTGATTCTACTATCTCGATTGTTTCATCTTCTAAAGAATCATAAAAACCATTAAAATTTTTATAATCTAAATTAATTCTAGTTAATAAGAATAAGATGATAGCTTTTAAATACTTCATAATAAATCAATTTAAAGTTTGTAAATATTGACTATATGAAGTAACCGCAGAGTTAATTTGATTACTTTGATTTAATAAATCTTTTTTTATGTTGTTAGCTATTGAAAAACCTTGATAAGATAATAAAGCTATACAAAATAAATAAATAGAAAAAAGTTTCATTTTTTTTTGATAAGAAGTTGAAAAAGTTTTCTTCTTAATTACATTATAAACATATTTACTAATGTAGCACAATAGTAAATATACTTATCTTTATATTTATTTAATATTTAACTAACTTATTAATAATTCCATTGATAAATCATTTATTAAATCACTAGCTAAACTTATATCTTTTATACCTTTATTTAACTTCATATCTTTAATAGTTATATACTTATAAAAATTAAAATCTTTATTTATTAAATTATTATTATGGTCATAACATTCATAAGTATAATTATTCGTATGCCTGGTTAATAAATCATAAATAGTTTTATTATTCATATAGTCAGGTTTTAAACCATCTTTTAAATTAGTTTCATAATGTGAGTAATATCTTTTAAATCTTTTATAACTAATTATATTTTTTCCTAAGTATTTAGTTTCATATTTATAATAATAACTTTTATTTATTTCAAAAGTTTTATTATTTTGTCTAAAAATTATTTTATGAATATTCATCTTTAAACCTCTCTAAAAGATGGTGCTATTATTCCAAAATTTCCCCAGTCACTATAAAAGGGATAAATCTTATTTTTTCTCATGTAGTCATCATCTATTTTAAGTGTATATCCTCGTGCATCACCATTAAAAAAAACTGGTATATTTTGTTTTTTAAAATTTAAAATTTTATCAACTTTATTTAAAATATTATCAATTATTTTTTCTTGTTGTTTCTCATCTTCACAACCAAAATTACAAAATTGGGTTGCTATTTGATGTGCTTTATTTTCGATAGAAAATAACTTTTTGCATAGTTTAATTTCATCAACTGAACTATCCAGGTTAAAAACTCTTTTTAAGTCTTTTCCGTGTTCAACAATGTTTTTATACATTGTTTCTTTTTGCGTAGTGTTCATTTTATTTAGTAAGAAGTTGAATAAAAAAAAAATCTTCTTATGGTATCTATTGTACTACATAAGAAGATTAAAACAAGCTATTTATTGAAATTAATTTAATTTCTTTTCATAATAGGCATAATAAGATAGTTTAAAACTGGTTTATAACCTTCTAAGGATTCAAAAGGATTTTTAATATCCCAAGTTGCGGTTAGTATGAATGGTGTTGTAGGTATGTTTCCATTAAAAGTGACACATTTATTAGTGCTTACTTTTTTAACCTGGTTACAAAATTCACTTAAGTAATTAGCATTGAATGAAAATTCTTTCCCTATCATATTACTGAATGAATCAGGAACTATATTTTGAATGTCAGGATAGTTGCCTTCAATAGCAGAATAATGAATGGAAGATAAGAAAACATCTTCATTCATGAATGTAATTAAATTATCAGTGACTAAAATTTTAGTGCAGTTTTTAATCTGACTTTTTAAAATCGAACCAGGAATAACAACATTTTTTTCTAGTTTGAATCCTAATTCATTCTTAGGAAATCTAAAGAAAAATGCCCTATGGCCATCTGTTGATTCAATACTGATATTTTTATCATCAACTTTTAAATGAATACCAGTTAATAAAAGTTTTGAAAAATCCTTACTTACAAATTGACTAGCTATCCTTATTACTTCATAAGGTAAGCAACCAATTTTTGTTTCATTCTCATATATTGCATATGGACTAGAAACTTGTTTTGTAGTAACTGAAGTTGACATTTTTTTTTTGATAAGAAGTGAAAAACTGATCTTCTTAATTCATATTGTAGTAAACTAACAAAATAATTGCAAGTATATTTTGTCAATTAATTTATAAATTCTATAATTATATTTAAAATTACTTTTATCAAGTCTTATCAATTTTAATAAACAAGTTACAATAAAAAATAGTTGCTCAGTACTGAATGTTACTGTAATATCCTTATTACTACTGACTTTCAATAAACTTTTCATGATGAATGATGAATGGATAATCTAACCGTACCAATAAGCAGTATGAATGGCAATATGAAAATGAGAATTTTTTAGTTGCAAAAATGAAAATACTAAAGTAATATAGTAAGGCACTTAGTTTTTTAGACTAACCAAAATGAAAATTACTGAAAATTCTCAGAAAAACGTCTTAATCATAGGATCTGGTTCTATGGGTTATGGCGATCAAAGAATCCACGATATGTGGATAGATAAGTTTAATCTTTTCTCTAAGGTTGAACATGAAAGTTCAATTAAAAAAGGTAATTACAAACCATTAGTTACATTAGAAGGGATTGATTGGTGCGGTACTCGTACCGTTTACAACTATTTAGTGAATGGTAAGCATGAAAGTTTACCTTTGAATGTTTTTAATGATTTAGGTTTATACCTTTGGAATCATTTATTTAATCCTAATACTGGTAGAACACCAGTTCATTTATTCTTACGTCAAAGCGATCCAGGTTTAGGGATTTGTATTCCCCAGGATACAAGAGAAAATTTCTTTTCTTTTAGAGAAGAAAACGATCCTCTACAAAAAATTTATTTAGAGGGATTGGATAAGTGAGAATAACTGACGATAATTATAAAGGAATTTCTTTAGAGGAATTTGTTGATTTTGATTTAGAGGAACTTTATTTATTAGAAGAAGTTTTAGATTCTATTAAAAACGACAAACCAATAAAGATTAATTCTGACCAGGCAGAAATTCTTAGTCGTATCCAGGCTAAAGTTTTAATCCTTACGGTACAACCATAATGGATAGAAAAGAAGCAATAGATTTAGCTTTAAATTTATTTAGGCAAGATTTAGATAAAAATGATGTAGTGAATACATTAATGCGATCTAACATTCCAGAATCAACCGCATACCGTTATGCCAAAAAAGCATTGGATCAGTATGAATGGGAAGATGATAATAATGGAAACGAACCAAAAAGTTTAGAGCTAAATGCCCTACATACTATTTATAAAGCTATGAAATGGGCTGAAACAAATAACGAACCAGAATTGGCTGTTAAATATGCCAACCTATATATCACTAACAAAAAAAGGTTAAAAAAATGACAACATTTAATCGAGATCAATTATCAGATTGGTTACATGACTTTTTACCCGAAGAAATGAGGGAAAGGTTTTATGTAAAAGAAGTAACCTCTAAAACTCGTGCATCAAGTAACGAACCATATAGAGGTATTTGTAACGTAGAGTTCGAGGTCGATATATAATGGACTCTTTTCTACATAACCACCAATCTGAACTTGATAGTTTTATGGAAGATAAAGCTATCCAGGATTTAGAAGATGCGGGTATATATCCCGTACCAGATAATGATGAAATTCTTGAAAGTATCGCTGAAAATTATCAAATAGTTAAAACAACAGACAACCCTGATTACTTCAGTAACGAATCATATTCGGGTAGATATGTCATAAGAGATGAAAACAACAACATAGTAAGATATGGTGTTGGTATTTTATCTAAAACATCTTGGACTCTTAAAGAAGATGCAGAGCAAGCACTATCTGAAATTGTAAAAGAAAGATTTGAAGAACTACCCGAACCAGGAGATTATGATGACTAACTATCCATTTGAAGAAATTGAACAAAAAGAGTTCAACTTAAAATTTTCATTTGAAATGCTAACCAGGACTATTATGTTTATTCAAAAAGTCCAATCACTTTATCCAGATGAAAACAATCCAGTAAATATAGACTGTACTAATTTAGAAGATGAAATAATAGAGCAATTAAGTGAAAAAGATGTCGATACTCTGAACAGTTATTTTCGGAGAATAAATTTAGACAATCAACTAGACAACAGCTAATTCTTTTATCTGTTCCTGGAACTTCATACAGCGTTCCATAAAACAAATCTCACTTGACCTCAGTTGTAAACTATCCAATAGTTTTAACTGGGGTTTTCCACTTCTACGGGCAATACATACTAAAGCCTGGTTACATTCAATTCCAGTAAGTTTTCTTAGTGCATAGTTATACGCTCCAAGTTGATGACAATAATTTAATAACATCTCATCTGACCTGACTTCCTTGGAAGTCTTCCAATCACATATAGTTAACTTTCCATCAATATCTATTAAAGCATCAGCAGTACCAGCAAATCCATAATCCTTATCATAAACACTAAATTCTATGCTATGAATGGCCGTTACACGTTCCAATATGAATGATCGTAAACCTCTTGCGTAGCCTGACGCACTCCAGCTAACACGAG